CCCTGAATATGGCTTAAGAGTAGGTCAAGCTATTCAGTATGAGTGGTTTAAGAGAGATGGAGGTACCTGTGGGTATTATAGTCGATGGATTGAATTTAATAATAGAAGATTATATGCACGAGGAGAACAAGGAATTGCTAAGTATAAAAAAGAAATAGCGGTAGATGGTGACTTATCTTACTTAAATCTCGACTGGACGCCCGTCCCTATAATCCCAAAATTTGTAGACATAGTTGTTAATGGTATGATGGACAGAATGTTTCATGTCAAGACTTATGCCCAAGACGCTATATCTTCTGACAAAAGATCTAAGTATCAGCAAGAGATAGAAACAGACATGATTTCAAAACCCATGTTGATGTCTATTGAGGAAAACTTTGGCGTTGATGCTTTTAGTACTGACAAAGAAGATTTGCCTGAGACTACTGAAGAACTACAACTTCACATGCAATTAAAGTATAAGCCATCTATTGAGATCGCTGAAGAAGAAGGGATAAACACCTTGCTTGAAATGAATCATTACCAAGACACTCAAAGGAGGTATAATTATGATTTAGTAAATTTAGGAATAGGTGTTGTTAAGCATGAGTTTCTACTTGGAGATGGAGTAAAAGTGCATTATGTAGATCCCGCTACTTTTGTTTGGAGTTATACAGAGGACCCTACTTTTAAAGATTGTTTTTATTTTGGAGAGGTTAAGCAAATACCTTTAACTGAAATTATAAAAATTAAGCCCGACATATCAACGGACGAACTAAAGGAAATCTCTCAACTCGGTTCAGCTTGGTTTAATTATTATGGATTGATAAGACCATACATGAACGATATGTTCAATAAAGATGTGGTTACTCTTTTATATTTTAACTACAAGACCACGAAGAGTGTTGTTCATAAAAAGAAAAAAATGGACAATGGGGGAGAGAAGGTAATTCAAAAAGACCAAGGATTTAATCCACCGGAGGATAGTGAAAGGTTTTCTAAAGTTGAGAAGCGTATAGATGTGTGGTATGATGGAATAATGGTTATGGGAAGTAACTACTTATTAAAGTGGGAACTAGCTAAAAACATGGTTAGACCTAAATCTGCTAGCCAACGAGCTTTACCTAATTATGTAGTAGCTGCACCAAGAATGTACAAAGGAAATATTGAGTCTCTTACTAGAAGAATGATACCTTTTGCAGACCTTATTCAGATGACACATCTTAAACTTCAACAAGTGTTGGCGAGAGTTGTACCTGATGGTGTGTTTATTGATGCCGATGGATTAAATGAAGTAGATTTAGGAACAGGAGCTGCTTACAATCCAGAAGACGCCCTTAAGTTATACTTCCAAACTGGTAGTGTAATTGGTAGAAGTTTTACGCAAGATGGAGAATACAACCATGCTAAAATTCCTATTCAGGAGCTAGGGTCTAGTAGTGGGCAACAAAAAATGTCTGCTCTTATTGGTAATTATAATCATTATCTAAACATGATTAGAGATGTAACAGGCCTTAATGAGGCAAGAGATGCATCTACTCCAGATCCTAATTCTTTAGTAGGAATACAAAAGTTAGCTGCCTTAAACTCTAATACTGCTACTAGACATATATTAGATGCAAGCTTATTTATAACTAGAAGATTGGCAGAGGGATTGTCGTGTAGGATATCAGATATTTTAGAGTATTCTGATTTTGCGGAAGAGTTTGCTAATCAAATAGGGAAATATAATGTTTCAATTCTAGACGACATAAAGGATTTATACCTTCATGACTTCGGTATTTTCATAGAAATGTCTCCTGATGAAGAACAAAAAGCTCAACTAGAGCAAAACATTCAAATGGCTTTATCAAAAGAAGACATAAGCTTAGAAGACGCTATAGATATTAGAGAGGTTAAAAACCTAAAAATGGCTAATCAACTTTTAAAGCTAAAGAGAAAGAAGAAAGAGGAAAAAGACGAGCAAAAAGAAGCTAATAAAATCCAACAACAAACTCAAGGAAACATTCAGTCGGCTGAAGCTGCGGCTCAAAGTAAACTTAAAATTATTCAAGCACAGACTGCGGCTGATATTCAAATTCAACAAAGTGAAGCGGAGTTTGAAATAGTAAAGAAAAAAGAAGAAGCAGCATTGAAAAAAGATTTAATGGCGGTAGAGTTTGATTACAATATGCAACTAAGAAAAGCAGACTCTGAAAACATTAAAGGAAGAGAAGAGATGAAAGAAAAAGCAAAAGATAGTCGTATAAGCCTTAATAATACAGAGCAGTCTCAGCTTATTGAACAAAGACAAAGCAAGGGTAAGCCTAAGAACTTTGAGTCTAATGAAGATAGCTTAGATGGTTTTGATTTGGCAGAATTTAGCCCTAGATAAAATGTATAAAAAAAGTTTATTATCTTTGTGTAACTAAAATATAATATAATGGCAGAATTTAAAGTAAAACATGTTGAAGAAGTGGAGGAAAAAGGTGTTCAACAAGTAGAACAAGAGCTTTTGGACAAGCATAATAAAGAAGTAGAAGAGCAGAATACACAAACTCAAGAAGACTTGCAAAATGAAGGCGAGCCAGACGGAGATTTAGAGATAGGAGAAGAAAATATTATTTCCTATATAAAGGAAAGGTACGATAAAGATATTACATCAGTGGATGAGTTGTTTTCTCAAAAAGAGCAAAACGAAGAACTTCCAGAGGATGTAGCTACATTTTTAAAGTACAAAAAAGAAACGGGTCGAGGGTTAAACGATTTCATAAGTTTAAATAAAAACTATGACGAAGTTCCTGATGATCAATTGTTAGCAGAGTATTATTTAGATACCGAGCCTCACTTAAACGATGAAGATGTAAAGTTTAAGATAAATCATAATTTTAGTTATGATGAAGATGGAGATGAGGAATGGGAAAAAAGAAATAAACAAATTGCTAAGAAAGAAGAACTTGCGAAAGCGCGTAAGTATTTTAATGATCAGAAATCACAATATCAAACTCCAGTTGAGTCAACGGGGCCATGGGTAAGTGAAGAAGATAGAAAGAATTACGAGGCTTACAAGACTAAATCTCAAGAAAATGAGGATAGTTTAGAATTAGGTAAAAAGAAGAGTGCGTTTTTTTCAGAAAAGACTAACGAATTGTTCAATGACAGCTTTGAAGGTTTCAAGTTTAACGTCAACGACAGTGAGTATGTGTATAAGCCAGCTGAGGCTAGCAAATTGAAAGAAACTCAATCTGACATAAACAACTTTATAGGTATGCACCTAAATGAAGACGGTTATGTTGCAGACGCAGAAAGTTATCATAAATCATTAGCTGTTGCTATGAACCCTGAAGCTTTTGCTAAGTATTTTTACGAGCAAGGCAAAGCTGATGCCGTCACTGAGGATGCTAAAAAAAGCAAAAACATTGACATGGGCAAAGTTAGGTCTGCTCCAGAAACTGTGTCTTCAGGAGGTATGAAAATTACAGCCGTTGACAACTCTCATGGAAATGGGTTAAAAATTAGAAGTAAAAAATAAAAATTAATTAAAAATTTAAAATTATGTCATTAAATGTACCGGGGTTTAGTTTAACCCCATCTGCAACTAAAGTTGCAACAGACACTAACTATATCACAGACTTTAACTTTTTGAATCAGTATTTACCTGATACTTACGAGAAGGAGTTTGAGAGATATGGTAACAGAACAATCGCTTCATTCCTAAGAATGGTTGGAGCTGAAATGCCTACTAACTCTGACCTTATCAAATGGGCAGAACAAGGTAGGTTGCATACAAAATATGAAGATTGCACATTCGCTGCTTTTGGAGCTCCTCTTGCTGGTCAGCAAGTGTTTACCTTAGCTGGTGGTGCAGTATGCAACTTTAGAGTAGGGCAAACAGTATTTTTATCATCTACATCTTTAACAGCTGAGTCTGCTAAAGCTGTAGTAGTCGCAGTAGCTGGGTCTACTTTTACAGTAGCTTATTACAGTGCTTGGGGTGCATCTCCATTTACGGCTGCTACTACTGTAACTGCTTTCATTTATGGTTCTGAATTCCAAAAAGGGACTGACGGAATGCAGGGCTCTTTAGAAGCTGAAGATTCTTTCTTTGATAATAAGCCAATTATTATTAAGGATAAGTATGCTGTAGCTGGTTCTGATATGGCTCAAATTGGATGGGTAGAGAT